TAGCGGAGTACATGAGCGATGACACTCTACAGTCCCTAGCATCAGACTTAGTTGGTGACTTTGACGAAGATATTGGTTCACGCAAAGACTGGATGCAGACCTACGTTGACGGTATTCAGCTATTAGGTATGAAGATTGAAGAGCGCTCTGAACCTTGGGAAGGCGCTTGCGGTGTATACCACCCACTACTATCTGAAGCACTTGTGAAGTTCCAAGCTGAGACCATCATGGAAACGTTTCCAGCAGCAGGTCCAGTAAAGACACAGCTCGTTGGTAAAGAGACCCAAGAAAAGAAAGATGCTGCTGAACGTGTTGCTGATGACATGAACTATCAGTTAACAGATGTGATGCAAGAATTCCGACCTGAACATGAGCGCATGTTATGGGGCTTAGGTCTATCGGGTAATGCGTTTAAGAAAGTCTATTTCGACCCAAGTATTGGACGTCAGGTATCTATGTTTGTACCGGCAGAGGACTTAGTTGTTCCTTACGGTGCTACCGACCTAGCTAGTTCACCACGAGTCACGCATGTGATGCGTAAGACTCCTAATGAGTTACGCAAATTACAAGTTGCAGGGTTCTATAGAGATATTGAGTTACCAGAGCCTAGCGACTCATTTGATGAAGTTGAGAAGAAGATCGCTGAGAAGATGGGCTTTAGGGCCACTACAGACGATCGTTATAAAATCCTTGAAATGCAAGTTGATCTTGACTTGCCTGGCTATGAAGACGAAGAAGATGGAGAACCTACGGGTATAGCATTACCGTACATTGTTACCATCGACAAATCAAACGGTATTGTTCTTGCTATTCGTCGCAACTGGAGACCAGAAGATGAACATAAAAAGAAGCGTTCGCATTTTGTGCATTACGGTTATATTCCCGGTTTTGGTTTCTATTGCTTTGGTCTTATTCACCTCATCGGGGCTTTTGCTAAATCAGGTACTAGTATCCTCCGCCAACTCGTTGATGCCGGATCATTGGCAAACTTGCCTGGTGGCTTTAAGGCCCGTGGATTGCGAATTAGAGGTGACGACACACCGATAGCACCTGGAGAGTTCCGTGACGTAGATGTTCCAAGTGGGACAATGCGTGACAATATTCTGCCGCTGCCATATAAAGAACCTAGCCAGGTTCTGGCCCAATTGATGAATCAAATCATCGAAGAAGGCCGTCGCTTTGCATCTGCAGCAGATATGAAGATTAGTGACATGAGTGCGCAAGCACCTGTGGGCACAACTTTAGCCATTCTGGAGCGTACATTAAAAGTAATGTCCGCTGTACAAGCCCGCATCCACTACTCATTTAAAGAGGAGCTTCGGTTACTTCGTGACATCATTCGTGATTACACTCCAGATACTTATACCTATGAGCCAGTTGAAGGCAGCCCCCGTGCTAAGAAAAGCGACTATGACAACGTAGACGTTATTCCTGTCAGTGATCCAAACGCTGCAACAATGGCGCAGAAGATTACGCAGTACCAAGCCGTGTTACAACTAGCGCAAGGCGCACCACAGATTTACAACTTGCCTAAACTGCATCGTCAGATGTTAGACGTGTTGGGTATTAAGAATGCTCAACAGCTGGTTAAACTACCCGAGGACCAAAAGCCAGAGGACCCAATCACTGAGAATACAAACGTTCTCATGATGAAGCCAGTCAAGGCGTTCTACTACCAAGACCATCAGGCACATATTGCTGTGCACATGGCCGCTATGCAAGATCCAAAAATCATGCAGTTGGTTGGGCAGAACCCGCAAGCGCAAGCTATGCAAGCAGCTATGATGGCTCATATTAATGAGCACGTTGCCTACGAGTATCGTAAGCAGATGGAAATGCAGATGGGTATCGAGTTGCCGTTCCATCCAGATGAAGATGACTCTGATGAGAAGGCTATGCCACAAGAAGTTGAGGTTCGGGTATCCCAAATGGCCGCACAAGCAGCACAACAGCTCTTACAACAGAACCAGCAACAAGCCCAGGCACAACAAAACGCTCAGGCTCAGCAAGACCCAATCATCCAGTTACAGCAGCAAGAAATGCAAATTAAACAGGGTGAATTGGAACTTAAGGCTAAGAAACTTGCTGTTGATGCCGCTGGTAAAGCCGATCAATTACAGATTGAGCGTGACCGCATAGACTCCCAAGAGAAGATTGCGGCTATGAACGCAACCATTAAAGTAAACGAAGATGCTAAGAATCGCCTTGCAAAAGAAGGTGAGATTGGCGCTAAGTTGGGCATTGACCTGGCCAAATCCAAGGCTCAAATGCAAATGCAGCAAACCCGCAGTAAAGACGTTACTAAGGAGAAAACTGAGTAATGGAACCATTAGACGTTCTAGTAATAGAACTAGATAAAAGTATCGCCCAAAAGCGAGACTGGGTAGCCTCCGGACAAGCCAAAGACTTTGCCGACTACCAAAGAATTTGTGGAGAGATCAAAGGTCTGCTCTTCGCAAAGCAGGAAATATTAGACCTTAAACAAACCATGGAGCATTCTGATGAGTGAAATCCTTATCGGCACAAACCCCGATAAACCGCAGATAGTAGGATCAGTAGATTTTTCCAAAGCCGTAGAAGAGAAAGCTCGCCAGCTTCCAATTCCATCTGGCTACCGCATCTTGTGTGCGATCCCAGAAACAGAAGAAAAGTTTGAAGGTTCTGATTTAGTTAAGCCTGATGACCTAATAAAGAAGGACGAGATTCTAACCACAGTGTTATTCGTGGTGGCTCTTGGACCTGACTGCTATAAAGACAGCACTAGATTCCCAAGTGGAGCCTGGTGTAGCGAAGGTGACTTTATTTTAGTTAGACCGAATGCCGGTACCCGCCTAGTAATACATGGCCGGGAGTTTAGGATCATTAATGACGACTCAGTTGAAGCCGTTGTTCAAGATCCTCGTGGCATAACCCGTAAATTTATATAGGAGCTAAATCATGCCTTTACCTAAATTTGAAGGGGAGCAATTTGCATTCCCCGATGAGCAAGAAGATAAGGGTAAACCCTTAGAAGCTTCGGCTGAAGAAGTCGAATACATTATTGAAGACGACACTCCTCCAGAAGATAGGGGGCGTGAGCCGTTGCCTACAGAGGTGGTTAAAAAGCTAGAAGTTGCTGATGAAGACAACGAAGAGCTAGACCCCAAGGCCCAAAAAGAGCGTATTAAGCAGTACAAAAAGGTCTGGAACGACGAGCGACGGGCTAAAGAAGACGCCCAACGTGAGCAACAAGCGGCGATTGATCTGGCAAAACGAGTAATCGAAGAGAACAAAAAGCTCAAAGAACAATACAGTGCAGGTGAAAAGACCTATATTGAGACTGTTCAGAATGCTGCCGACACTTCGTTGAATATGGCAAAGCGTGAATACAAAGAAGCGCTTGAGTCTGGTGATTCGGATCGCATTGTTGAAGCACAGACCGCTCTCTCAGAAGCAACATATAAATCACAACAGGCAAGACAATTTAAACCTAGTGCTTTACAAAGTGAAGAAAATGAGGTACAAATACCCCAATCGCAGCAAACACCAAAGGTTGACGCCAAAACGCAATCTTGGTTGGATGAAAATCCTTGGTATGGTTCCAAAAAAGCCATGTCCAATTTTGCGGTAGGGATACATGAAGAATTGGTGGATGACTACGGTCCAACTATCGTAGGTTCTGACCAGTACTTCAAGCACATTGACAAAACAATGCGCAAAAAATTTCCTGAGTATTTCGATGCTTCGGAAGAAGGTAGTCAGGCTGAGCCAGAAAAAGAGCCCCAAACAGCTCCAAAAGCAAAGCCAAGTACGGTGGTAGCTCCGGCGACCCGTTCAACGTCCTCCAAACAGGTACGGTTGAAGCAGTCACAAATGGCCTTGATTAAAAAACTAGGCTTAAGTCCGGAAGTGTACGCTCGTGAACAACAAAAATTGGAGGCTTCAAATGGCTAACAACAGACTGACCCGTGAATTAGATACCCGAGTTGAGGTAGAGCGCCCCACGCATTGGGCTCCACCTGAATTACTCCCTGAGCCCGACAAACAGGCTGGGTATTCGTATCGTTGGATTCGTGTCTCATCTTTAAACCAGGCTGACCCACGTAACCTATCTGCCAAACTCAGAGAAGGTTGGGAGCCCGTAAGGCTTGAGGAACAACCCAAATTTCAAATGCTAGTCGATCCCAATAGTCGATACAAAGACAATATTGAGATTGGCGGGCTGTTACTTTGCAAAACCCCAGTTGAGTTTGTAGCTCAGCGTAATACTTATTACTCTGACCAAGCTAATGCTCAAATGAAGGCTGTGGAGAACGCTCTTATGCGCCAAAATGATCCTCGGATGCCTCTCTTCAATGAAGGTAAGGTTACGACGGGTTCTTTTGGTAAAGGTTCTTAA